AGAAACTACCAAGTTCGCATTCAGGAGAATTCATAGGTTTAAAACCGACAATTTAACCTCTCTTTATTAAAAAAATTGAAATAGAATTGTAGCAATATAATATAGACAATTAAACAACAATAATGGGAGTTAAAGCTATGACTTACGAGGAATGGGACGCATACACGACGGAGCTACAAAACAAGCACGGCTACAAGGCAACCTCGCAAGGGGCATTAGCCAAAGTCAGCCTCTACGAGTTTGTTAATGACTGGTTGCGTCCAGAAATTAGCTTTAAAATATTTAGTTATTTGGGCGACCCACACAAAGCGGGTGTATGGAAGTCGCAACGGCAGAGGCGTGTTTATACTAAAACCACGAAGCTTATTGACGGCACAATTGTTAGGACAAAGAGAAAGTGGCGGTGGGTAGAGGCTGCGGGGCGGAATTTGCCCTACTCTCGCCTACCGCTATACAACCAAATAGCCAACTACCGCTCAAATTATAATAACGCAAATACTCACGACTACAACTACCCCAACAACTTCGTGCTCCACCGACACATAGCGTATTGGGCTTTACCTTGTAATTACCTCCCGCAATACGACGAGCGGTCGTGGGACGCAAGACGAGACCCAGAACACGCCCACTTTGTAGGCTACGGGAGGCAACGCCTACAACATACTAATAAACTACTACAAGAATTATGGTGTGCGACCTTTCATCGCTCCACCCATTACCTTACTACAAAAGAGGGCTTACAAGAGTTATGTAAAATTAATAAGGTAAAAGGACGCACTAATTTATTTAAACCAAAAAAACCACACCCCGTAGTGCGTTCTCACCGCCAACCCATTATTACCGCATTAATAAAATTAGAGTAGGGTTTTAGACCGCATTCTAAATAAAATTGACGCAAAAAAAAGCAAAATAAACATACACATATAAACTATGGCTTCTCCCAAAACGGGAGAAGCCCCCACGACGTAACAAGACATTATGAGCGGACAAAGCAACAACAACGACCAAATTACCAACGAGCAAGACCCTCTGGCTGCTGCTATGGCTGACCCACGACCTATGTCGCAAACTTACAATAAAGCAAAGGTGTTTATGGACGCTCTAAACGAGGTTTTAGCTATTATTGAGAACATACCAGAAATTAAAGACGGCGACTACCTTAATGCGTGTAATGCTCTAAAAGTGCTAAACGACAATAGAACGACTGTTATTCAAAATGTTAGGAACACGGCTATTGTTGTAGAGAACTCCGCCCGTGTAAGGCGTGAGCGTCGGGAGAGGGTTGTTCTTGACGACGAGGTCAGGATTCGTGAGGGAATTGCCGAGCGTTGCTCCAAATGCGAGAGGGTTGTGTGTAAGAAACAAGACCAAGCAAACGGCGTAGGTATTAATATTAAACTCCACAAGCAACGGGACATTTGCTCCAATATTTACTCGGCAAAACGCATAGCTCTAAAAGTAGGTGTTGCCGACCTCGCACCCTATTTAAATGTAATTAATGCTATTAGAAAATGGGCTATTGCGACCAACCGCCCCATATTCTACGAGTAGGACACAAAAAAAAACATAAAAATATAAAAAAAGACCTCTATATTTTATGTAGGAATTTAACTATTACTCACCTAATATACTAATCTATTATATATTATATTTTTTACTTAAAAGCTAATTATATATTAAATTAAATGACTTGGACGCTGTATTGTTTAATAGACAAAAATGAGCGAATATATTACGGACAGAGCATTCACCCACAAAAGCGTTTTTACGAGCACCAAAAAAAAAAGACAGGTGTAGTGAGTGAGATGTTAAAAAGCGGGTTATGTTTTTTTATAGAGTTAGAAACATACGAAACAGAAGAAGAGGCAGTTTTAACAGAGGCTCTGTTAATAGAAATGTTCCCCTGTGTTAATAGACGGGGTGAGCGGACGGAAGTAGCAATAGACAAAAAAGAATATGGTAGGTTATACAGAGGCTACAGAGATGAGGTATTTAATAAAAAAGGCAAATGTAAATATTGTAATGTTGAGATGATAGACAGGAATCTACCTCGCCATTACGACAGGTGTATAGCAATAAAAAATAAATATTTTAAAAAGTGACCTAAATAAAATATAATATATATATTTAACTAATGACGAGAAGCAACTCTATTGACGCTACAGCTTGGAGGAATATTATGGAATTTGAAAGACTGGCTGTTATTTATATGGGGTTTTTTAGCGAAGCAACATCAGCAGCAGCAACTATAGAAATACAAACCCACAAAGACGAGCACCGAATTAGCCAAGAAGAGGGAACACGACTGGCGGATTTGAAAAAATCACACGACGAATGGATAGAGAGCTATATGGAAAATATTAAAACGAAGCAAAAATAAACATATAACTATTACAATATAAATAAATATATATTATATTATATAATGAGCGAAGACATAGAAGACGAATGGACTTCATATTTACAGACGACAGCGTTTTTGTCGCAACACACTATTAAAAGCTATAAAAATAGCCATAATAAAATAACTGCTGAATTAGAAAAGCCTATTAGAGACGCAACAATTAAGGAGGTAATTAATGCTGTTAGAAGTATAACGGACAACCCCAACTCACAAGCGACGCTATACACAGCTGTAATAGTGTTTCGCAAATTAGCGGATTTAGACCCCAACCTTATTTGGAAAGAAAAAAAAGAATTACTCCCAGCACAAGAAGCTATGCGACAAATGACGGCTGCTAATAAAAAAGAATATTTACCCTCTGTTGATACATTAAAAAAACATATGAACCAGCAGTTTTTTAATGAGAATTGGCGTGGCTATATTATTAATTTTCTATTAATTAACTACAATACTCGTAATGCGGATTTAGATGTTGAATTTGTAAATACAATACATAAAACGAAAGAAGACAAAAAACGCAACTATATTGTAACTCGTAAAAACGACTTCGTCTATATACGCAACAATTACAAAACAGCTCAAAAATACAAGCAAAAACGACACATTTTCAAGTCTATACCATTTGCTCGTGCTTTAAAAGCTTTAAAATCACAACCCAACCACACACCAGACACACCTGTTTTTTTGTTAGAAAAAAATGGGCTTCCCATTAACAATAACAGCATCGCCAACTATATTAAAAAATTTACCTACAAGGGACTTACAGAGGGCGACTATAATAAAGTCTTTGTTTCGGCTATTACTGATATAGCGGATTTGCGTCTATTAGAACAACTCGGCGAACGCAGAGGGACAGACATTAATACATTAATACAATATTATAATATTCCTTACAACGAAAAATTATGGAAACATTAATATAATGCCGTTAAAATTACGCAAAAGCTATAGAGACGGCAAAAAATGGGTTGCGAAGGACGAAAACCGCACTATACACTTCGGTCAAGAGGGAGCAAGAGATTTCACATTGATTTCCAAACCAAGCAGTAAATTTTATTTAACGGACATAGCAGAGCGGGAGAAGGTTAAGAAAGCTTACAGAGCGAGACACGCAAACGACAATTTAAATAACCCTTTTAGTCCTGGTGCCTTGAGTTATTATATTTTATGGTCTGCCCCTACGATGCGTGGAGGTATTAAAAATTACGAGAAGCGTTTTGATATTAAGGTTATAATTTAATATATTTAAACAGAATTTAATATATATATTAAATGGACGAACTTACTGATGCTGAAATTGAGGCTTATTTAAGAGAACGCAAAGCACAGCGAGTAGCTGTAAAAAAAGAAAAAAAACCAAAAATTAAAATTAAAAATGAAATTATTTTAGATGACCTCGTAGATGAAATTATAACGAGCTACACGGAAGCACAGAAACGGGCTATATATAAATACAGAGCTAAAAATAAGCAAAATTATAATAATTACACACGAGAATACACGCAAAAAAAAATGGCTGACCCTGACTTCGCAAGACGCAAAAAAGAAGCAACATCCAAAAGCAACGAGAAGGTAAGGCTTCGCAAATTAGCAGACCGAGAAGCTCTTGAAAAAAAAATAAAAATAATAAAAACAGAACATTCAGTCCCAAATTTAAACGAAATTATAGAAACAAATAACGGACTTTAGGATTATATGTAAATAGGAATTCATATACTCATAACAATTTTACGAAGGATTTATAATGAGTTATTTTTATATATTAAATTCATATACTAAATTATATAGCCTTCTATTTCATATTTTTTGGTTGCCAAAAATGGTAAAAAAAACTCTCCAAATGCTACAAAAAAAGTTCCAAATGAGTAAAATACTCTAAATTATATATTATATTACTGAATATCTATATTATAAACTACTTTATAAGGTGAGTAATAGAAATATTCCTACATAAAATAAAAGGTAAAAATGAAAAAGAAAAAAGTTCTAAAAAATGTCTAATTCCCATATTGACTCTTTATTTTGTGTAGGAATATTTCTATTACTCACCTATTTAGTTTAATATATAAAAAAATTGAATTAAACAAATGCCTATATATTATATTAACTATGGGACGAGGACTGGGACGAAACAATATGAGTGCCGAAGAATTAAAAGAGGCAAAGGCAAAACGAGACAAAACATACTATGAGAAACACCTTGCCGAAAATAAAAAGAAAAGGGCGTTGCTTGTTTTGAACGCCGAAACTATTAATTGCGGTTGCGGAGGCACTTACAAGGACATAATTCAAAATAAAAACTCCCATTTCCTTACTCATAGACATAGTTTATGGGACGAGGAAGAGGAGAAACAAGTAAAAGAATTAATATGTAAAAAATGCGAAGGCATTAATACAATTGAGGAGGCACAAAGTAAATTAGATGTTGTTTATATAAATGCGGAACGCTATACCTTTACACAAAAAGAGTGCTACATACCGAAACTACTGCGAAGACTAAATAAAATGCCCGACAAAGTCGTAGAGCCTCCTCCTCCGCCTCCGCCTCCTCCACCCAAACCCAAAAAACTCAAACTCAAAATAAAAAGAAAACTCAACATTAATGCCGAGTAATAAGTAATTCAACCCCCATATATTAAAAATAAATAACATATTATACTTATTTTTAATATTACACTATACAAATGGCGGATTTATCAAAACTCGTTATACATAATGATTATATGACCCCAAAATCGGCGTGGGAAAATATTAAACATTTAATACCAAAAGACAAGGTTATATGGGAATCCTTTTATGGAGACGGACAAAGCGGTAATTATTTAAAAGAATTGGGATTTAATGTTATACACGAACCAATTGACTTTTTTAATAATAATGTTGGTGATATTATTATAAGTAATCCGCCCTTTGATGCTACTAAAAAAATAATGCCTCGCTTGAAAGAAATAAATAAACCATTTATATTGATAATGCCTGTTAGTAAATTATGCTGTCGTTATATGCGTGATACATTTAGTCCTGGTGAGATACAAATTATAATACCTAAACAAAGAATACATTTTGAAAAACTTATTGACGGAAAGCCAATAAAAGGGTTTAAATCCTGTTCTCCGTTTGACTGCTTTTATTTTACCTATAAGATGAATTTAGAGAATGACTTGGTTTGGTTATAATTAATATTCTTCTTCACTTTCACTACAACGCTCTTCCTCCTCCTCCTCGTCCTCATCGTGAGGGTCGCACCCATAACAATAATAACCACCTAATCGTTCCGCCAAACACGCTTGTTCGTAATCATCAGTTTCCTTGTCTAAAATATGCTCCATAGCATAAATTTTATTATTTGCTCCGCATACCATACAGCATACAGGTCGGCAGTCGCACCCGTCGTCGGTCTGTAATTTATCGCATTCAGGGCATAGCTGTTCCTCCTCCTCACGCAATTTTTTTGCTTCCTTTTTAATTTTTTTATGTTCTTTTAGCTCCTCAACAGACAAATAATTCTTTTCATCTTCCTCGTCGCTGTCGCTGTCGCTGTCGCTGTCGTCTGCGAATTTATGGCTCATTATATATATATATATTATATTATTTGTATTTATATTATATTAACAACTCTTTTATTAGTATTGGAGGCACTCTGTAGCGTAAATGTAACCCTTTTATATGGTCTAATTTAATTTTATGTTTATTATTATCCATATTTCCGCATTTCTTATTACATTTAAGAGGCACAAACCCCTCTTTGTTAGTCCAGAAGCGAGTAGGTTTTTGGTAACCCCACGAAGTATAGCGACAATAGTCTATGTCGTAGTGAGGCAAATGTTTTAAATAGTCTTTCATTTTTCCCGTAGAAGGATTTTCCATTATCCATCTATTAGGTTTAAAATAATTAATTATTTCTTCTGTTTTCCTCAATATGGGTAATCCACGAGCTTCCATATCATCGTCAAGCATTTTTGCTGTAACTATTTCATCGCCAAAATATTTAAGTTTTCTACCAATCCAGCAACGGCGACAATTAGAAAATGTCTCACAAGGCGGAGAAGCCCATATACAATCAAAATCACCAGGCTTGTAATCTTTTTTATAGTCCCATTCTAATATGTCTGTATTAATGTCCGCACCAGCCAAGTCCAAACTCACTACTTCGTAACCTAATTCTTTACAGACCTTACCGACAGAGTGCGTTCCTGCGAAAAGCTCTAAAACCCTCATTTTAATATATATATATATTTTACCTATAATAGGATAATTAAGGAATTAAATAAAATGTCTCTATGTATTATAAATGAGTGAGCTATTGAACGATGATGAACCTGAAGATGAGTTAGATGTAATACTCAAGACCGACAGCGAAGGAGAAGAGGTAGAAGAGGTAGAAGAGGAGGAAAGCGTAATTGAAGCAAAGCCAGAACGCAAAACCAAAGCTGTAAAACCGAAAAGAAAAATGACTGAAAAACAATTAAAAGCATTAGCAGCAGGTAGAGCTAAACGAGACGCAGGAAGGAATGAGCGGAAATCCATTAAGGAGGCAAAATTAGCTGTTAGAAAAACAAATTTAGAAAAACGAACTATACAAAAAGCCATCGCATTAAAAAAGCGTGAAGCTCTTGAAGAGGCTGCTTTAATGTTGAGCGACGAGGATAGTGTAGATGAATTAGAAGTAAAACAGGTAAAGCGTTTAGTAGCAAAGCGTAAGGCACGAGCCAAAGCCAAAACAAAAGCACCACCAAGAAGACAGGCAGTAGAAGAAGACTATAGCCCTGAAAGACCGCAACGAGCAGCACCCCAGAGACAATTGAAGGAGAAACCCCAAGAAACACCTCAATATGTATTTTATTAATTAATTATATTTAGTTATATTATAATGCCCTATAAACCTCTAAAAGGTAAAGCTGTAAAATGCTGGACGCTGAAAGCACCAAAAAGCGGAAAAATTTATACTACTTGTAAGGAAACGAAAGATGGTTTTCAGTTAAGAAAAGGACAACCGCAAAATCCATACCCATACAACCTACGACCTGGTCTCGTTAAAAAAATGGGGGAAAAACTAAAACCGAAGATTCGCCGTCGCCCTCCGCCTCCTCCTCGCCCTCCGTCTCGCTCCGTCCAAATGAATATGTTAAGGCGTGGAATTAACCCAATTAAACCGATTTTTATGTAGTCATTATATAAAAATATACTATTATAATATATATAATGAGCCGAACTATGAGCGGAATAGCAGAAGGCGGTTTTGACCCCTCCGCAGACATTACTTTTACAGGAACAGCCACTTTTTCTAAACCCGCACTCATAGAAGGAGCGGTAGTCCAAGTAGTAAGACAACACAACAAATCATCTGCTACCACAAACACGAATGGTCCTGATGGAACGACAGACCAATATATTAACCTCTCAAAAGCACCCAGCCGTTTTTTTGTTGAAATCACCCCGTATAGTCCAAATAGTTATTTACGAGTTAGTGTTGTAGCCAATTACTCTGTAAATAATGGAGGGCAGTTCGCATACTGGGTTGCTTGTCGGTTATTTAGAAATGATACGGAGATTGCCGATGCGTTGAACGACAGAAGTAACCAAGGAGGCAACACCGCCACAGCAGAACGAGCGAGAGGGTGGATAGTAAGCACGGCGGGACAAGACAGCAACGATAATGTTTTTCAAGCCAATTTTGTAAGGCAAATATCAGGAATATATTTAGATGAAAACCCAACTACACTGGGAGGCAAGGTCAAATACTCCCTCGCCATTCGTCAAGCGACGTTTAATAATCCTGGAACATTCAACAACACTCTTGTTTTGAACGAATCATTTGTAGATTTTGCGACAGGTAACGCAAACACCGACCGCCCGTGCGGAACGTCTTACATTCAGGTTGAGGAGATTTACCACGCATAATAATAATATCTACACTATTTATATATGAATATGACCCACTTACGAAGCCAGCGGGATTTTTTACTTTCTACGAGCGATTTTTATGTTATGGTGAGCGACTACCCGATGACCGATGCGGAGCGTAGAGAGGTGTTACAATATCGTCAAGAATTAAGGGATTTGCCTCTCAAAGAAGATAAAACTTTTCCAGAAAAACCCGCTATAATTAAATAATATAGCTTTTTACTATAATGGTTGCTCTTACAGACGCTCAAAAAAAAAGGTTAAAAGCCCATTCAAAAACACAGACTATAGCACACATAAAAAAAATGGCTTCGTTAATGAGAGGAGGTAAGAGTTTTAGCGAAGCTCATACTTCGGCAAAAAAGAGCGACGCACCAAAACAAAAACAGAAACAGACCCAATCACAGAAAGTAGTCGTTAATATAGGGCGTGATGTAAATAAAAGTAAGCGAAAGCGAAGAAAGCCTCGTGAAAGCACGAGAGGTGGTTCGTCCCGTGTATTAGGGCAATTCGTTCCGCTTCCGCCGTATGGAATGTTTCCTGCTCCGCCTCCACCGAACGCCTCCGCCTCCGCATTCCAAGCTCAAGCTCCACGAGTAGTATCCCCTGCTGGTGTCGCCAACGCATTCGCTCCCAGACCGCAGACATTAGTGAGCGATAGTGTCCCAAATGTAGTGGGTGTTAGAAACCCCGCACCTCCTCCGTTAGTCCCAACACAAGCGGGACAAGTTCCGTCATTAGAAAGGTTTTTCACAAACCTTCCTTTAACAGACGCTCCGCCCTCCCCTCCATCAGTAGCAAGTAGTATTAGTATGGATACTATGCCTACAGAGAACCCAACATTAGCATCACGAGCAGGTAGTAGCCGTGATATGGACGACTTCCCGACACCTCCGTCATTAAGAAGAGAGGGCAGCCTCCAACGCCAACGCTCCCTGCCTGAAGTATTAGAATATGAGAAAGTAGCACAAGCGACAAAGCGTTATGAAGAAGAAGAAGCTCCTGAATCATTCATATCCAACACCCCCGACACTACTCGCCAATTAGCAAGGAGCAAAGGAGGAGGGAAGGGAGTAGTGAGGGAAATGAGAGTTACTGAACCTATAGCACAAACGGACTTTAGAACCAAAGAGGGAGCACAAAAACGAGACCTCGCTGACGCATTCAGGGGTAAATCACTTGCGAAAACTGCTTTTGAGGGGTTACGAGGCAACGTAGAGCGAGAACAGGCGAGGGCGATGGCTCGTGATATACTGAAAGAAGACACAACTTCTTTTGCTGGTGCTGGTGGCGGTGGTAGTATGGCGGGGAGAGGGTTTGGCTCACTTGTAGCTCCTCCTCCTGCTCTTGCGAGTAGCTCAAGGATGTATCCTGGAACTGGGGGTTATGAAGCAGCGGAGGAGGAAGGATATTAAACATATATTAATTTAAAAAAATAGCACTATAATATATATATGACCGATATAGATATTATAAATAGTTTAGCAGATGAACCTATTAGACCGCCAGAATTTACCTCGTTAGATACAATTATTAATGAAATACCTTATATGAGCGTGAGTAACCCAGCAACCTTTTATTTATATTTACATTACAACGACCAGTGGTTAAGCGACGAAGAGAAGGCACAGGTAGAAAAGGTAATTTATAAATTGAAGAGTGAGCGAGATGCTATAGTCCATAAAAATATTAATTATTTAGACCGACACAAAAACAAGACATTAGAAAACTCTATTGAAGAGGAATAATATTATTATATATAAATGAATTCGCAACCAGCTATGATTGACGAACATATTATTAATGAAAGTCGTTTAATTAGCCTCAATAGTAAATACGCAACCGACTTTTTAAATGGAAGCAAAAAGTCAAGTGTAGTGTTTGATTTTAACGCTATAGCCAGTAAAGACAACTCAATCCTATATCACACTATAGCAATACAGAGTGCCGAAATCTCTGGAGCATTTTATAATATAACCGATAGAAATAACGTCTTTAATTTTAATAGAACCAGCGGTGCTACTACAAATAACCACTTTGGGACGATTCCCATAGGAAACTACACAGCTAATACATTTAAGGTTGCGTTTGAAACCGCATTCACCCAGAATTCAGCTGCTAATTGTGTATTAACCTTTAATACGACTACAGGGAAATACCAATTAACGGACACCCAGTTAGGATTCGTAATAAACATAAACCTTGATAGAACGACCTGTCGGCTTCCTTTAGGAATTGACGCTAATGCTCCGGGACAATTAGATTTTCCTTACGCTGCTAATCCTTTGAGTGCTACGTTCTTTCCGTTTCCAGCCGACTTTTTAGGCGTTACTAAAATTAAGGTTTGTTCTAATGCTTTGGCTGGTGATAATTACGACAGCGTCAGTTTAAACACCTCTACGCTAATAGATACTATTTCTATTTCTGCTGTTCCGTTTGGTTTGACTATTTATAACTCATTAGGGCGTGAGAGTTTTGTAAAGGCACGACGAATTGATGAGATTGATATTCAATTGACCGACCAAGATGATAATGAGATTGATTTTAATAATGCGAATTGGACTTTTACAATTATTTTAAATAGTCATAGACGACAGATGTTTAGTAAAGAGGAAGGAATTATTAATTTTAGAAAGATGTTACAAGTAGAGGAAGCAGCGAAGAAGCCAGAACCCCTCCCTGTTGTTTTAAAAGAACTACCTTTAGAACGAGTAAATATTAAGGAAGAAATAGAAGTAGAAAGCGATGATGATATATTATTAGGTTAAATAATAAATAAATAAAAAAATAAAATAAACCATTAAGTTATAATGGCTGCCCTACCGAAAGAAGTTCAATACAATAAACCGATGGCTTCGCTCCCTGCGGATACATCGTCTATGAATGTTAATGTTCGCCCGTCTAACGGACAGGTCTTTAGCAGAAGTGGTGGCGACATCATTCAGTTTGACCTTCCCGCCCACTCGTTCCTTGTGCCGAGTTCGCTTACGCTTCGTGGTATTATTACTATTGACCCGACCGCTGCTACCCCTACGTCTTTCACTGGCTTTATGGCTGGTATGCCTGGTGCTTCGTGGATTCAGCGTGTGGAGACTATTGTCGGTGGTTCGCTCCTTGAGTCCGTAAATGACTATGGTCGCCTCTACTCTATGCTTTCGCAGACCAATATGGATTACGCCACGAAGGCGGGTCTTCAGGCGGAACTCGCTTACGGCGGTAATGATGCGAAGGACGGCACTGGCTCAAACGCTTTCCCGTCTTTCCACACTCTTAACGGGCGTGTCCTCCAGGAGGGTGCTGCTGGTGAGAATGCTGCGGTTGCTGCTTCGTTCCCGTTTGCTATTCCGCTCGGCTGCCTCCTTTCGTCGTGTGCCGAGCTAATTCCGCTCGGTCATATGGGCGGTGTTCGCATTCAGCTCACCACCGACCAGGTCGCCAACTACATTCGCAACACTGGTGGCACAAACCAGTTACCTGCTGTGTCGTTTTCGCAGCTTGAGATGAACTTTGACCTCGTGGATTTCGGCGGTGCTATGGATGGTGTAGTCCGCTCTATGGCGAACGCCGATGGTGACCTCGTCCTCAAGTCGCAGGGCTGGAACATCTCCAACGTCAATCTCCCCGTCCAGGTCGCTGGTTCGCAGAGCGAGTTTGTCTATAATGTCCGTCTGTCGTCCATTAAGTCGCTCGTCCTACAGGGCACAGGCACAGCCAAAGGTCAGGCGGTTAATGGACTCTATGATGCGATTCAGGTCGCTGGGACATCGGGTTCTACGCAGTTTTTCATCGCCAACAAAGCTTATCCCCAGACTCCGCTCCGTGAGGACAACACTGCCTCTGTTATGTCTGCTCTTCGCCAGGCGTTCGGTGAGGCTCACGATATATACCATAGCAACATCGCTATTCCCGAGCGTCAGTTCGTAGAGATTGCCTCCACCGCCACCGCCACCGTCTCCACCCACAGCACACCTGCGTCGCACTTCGTCGGTATGAATACCGAGAAGCTCTCTACTAACTCGGTAATGATGTCGGGCGAAAGCTCCCAGCTCACCCCGATTAATGTCCGCCTCAACCCGTCGGATGCTACTGATGCTGCTGCTACACTTACCCTCTACGCTTGCTACGATGCTCTCATCGGCATTAACGTCGCCAGCCGTCAAATCCAGGTGCGGGTCTAAATAAACAACATATATTATATTAATTAATTTATAACAATTTAATATAATAAGACCTTATTACATATGGAATTAGTCAAATTAGCAAAACCTAAACTGACCCCACCTGGAATGGTTTGCGACCAGCCATTACACCCCAAATTAGACAAATATGAATTAACCTCTTACCTCAACTCACATAGCACTAATTTATTACTCGGTAAGCCAAAATCAGGAAAGTCAAGTTTGTTATGGTCTATGTTAAAAGATAAACGAATGTTAAATAAGGTTTTTCATAATGTCTATTTATTTCAGCCTTCGCACAGCAGGGCTTCTATTAAGAATAATATATTTAAGAAGCACCCAGAAGACAAGTGTTTTGAAGAATTAAACTACGAGGATTTAGAGGAAGTTATGGAGAGGATACGAGGAACAGACCCAAAAGAAACAAATGTAATTATTTTTGACGACCAATCTGCCTACCTAAAAAATAAGGAAACGCTCCGTTTATTTAAGGAGCTAATATTTAACCGCCGTCATTTACGAACGAGCATTTACTTTTTGAACCAGACATTTTTCTCCGTGCCGAAAGAGCTTCGCCGTCTATTTAGTAATATTTTTGTTTTTAAAGTGAGCCGAAATGAAATGAAAAATTTATTTGATGAAGTCGTAGAACAAGACCACGTAAAAGAGTTGATGCCCCAAATATCTAAAGTAGTATATGATAAACCTTACCAATATCTATTTATAAATACAGACAACCAAAAATTTTACAAAGGATTTGATAGAATAGATTTCGCAGAGGATTAATTTTATTAATAAATAATTAAATATTAATATAACTTATAATGTCTATGTCGCTATTCAACAAAGGTGTAAATATGGGCGGTGCTGCTCGTTCGTTCTTTAACAAGTCGGCGGGTGGTGCTCGTTCGCTATTTAACAAAGCAACTGGCGGTCTGCGGTCGCTGTCGGGTGGGTTAGGTATGGCTTCTCGTGCGATAGGTTCGGCTGCGAACACAGGCAATAAGCTTTTGAGCGACCCGCAGCTCGTCGGTTTGGCGAGAGGCACAGGGTTCGGTGGGGCGTTAGATGCGGGTCGTGCCTTGACGGGACAGGCGGGTCGTGCGTCGTCGGTTTTGGGCGGAGCGTCAAGAGCGACCAACCCTGATGTATCAGGTTCGGCTGCTTCGTCGGCGTTAGAGAGGGCACGCAGTTTAGGAAGACAGGCTGCGAATATTTTTGTTTAAAGAAAATATAAATAGTTATATATTATATAAATGAAGACTTATACTATTCACGTCAATTCCGCTATGAGTATCGCCAACACGGCTCTCGGTGTAGAAAGAACCTTTAATTTTGATTTCGGTATAATGCCCGAAGGTGAGTATGAATTAAGTTTTACCTTTCAGGGACAGCTTGAAAAGCTTACCACAGCGGACGGATTGTTAGAAACTTACCCCACCAAGTTATTTTGTCGTTTGCCGTTTATACAGAATAAGTATGAGGTTACACAGACAGGCACGGCTGGGTCGTCGCATTTGCTCGGTCTGTTAGAGCCGAAAGATGGGCTTGTTGGTTCGTCGTCGGTGATGAGATGTTTGGTGGCGGGGGCAAGTCATAACGCACCTACTTCGTTATATGGGAAACCGCAGGGCAGCACATTTACGATAAAGTTTGCCGATGTTAATGGAATTGAGGGAGCACCGAACCCTGTGCCGTCTGCTTATGATTTAGTGCTGAATTTTAAACATATTTGTTAATTATATATGATAAAAGATAGTATAGATGAAATAGTGAATGACTTGAAAAGCAAACGGGACGCATTAAGTTTAGCACACCAAAAATTAAAAAGCGACAGCGACGACTGGAATAAAGGGATTATTGTATTGAGTTTAGTAACAGGAGGATTAGAAAGTATAAAAATGAAGTTAAATTTAAATGGGGCTGGGTGGGCGTTAGTTCCAATATTATTATCCAGCGTTATTGCTGCTTGTAGTGCTTTAATTAAATTCCGTGATTTCCCAAAACGAATGGAAACTATTATAAATGCGAGTGGGTTAATAACAAATATATTAGGTAAAGCACGAAACACAAAAGTAATAAGCGATGAGTTGCTCCACGAGTATAATGACGCTCTTACTTATTTAGAGACTTCGCTGTATCCAGACCAGCGAAAGGTATTTTTAAAACAAAGCCATAAAAACCTTATTGAGATAATGCGTCAGGAAGAAAAATATTATGGTTTAATTGTTAAAGTAAATAATCACGAACCACTTGATTTAAGCGATGATAGTAGTGATGATAGTATGAAAAATAATTACACAGAACACAAAGAGGAACTTGATATAACAGAACACGGAAACACAAGGTTAGAGCCAATCATAGAGACAACCGACGACAAACCTACTACTTTAGAAGACCCATATAAGTTAAAATTGTAATCATTAATATAAACGAATTTAATGGACTATTGTATAGAGGTGAGTAATAGGTGTTTTTAGTTAAAAATAAATAGTGTATTTCTATATTTCTATAGCGACAAAGGTAAATGCTAATAATAATTCTAATAATTCAGTTCTATTATTAGCCGAAAAAAAGCTATTACTCACTAATATATTATATTTTATATTATATAGTTTAATTTTATTTTAAATAATATAATATAACATTACTAATGAGTAAATTACCAATACCGCCTTGTCCTCCATTACATTATACGCACCCGACAGTAGCAGTAGAATTATTAAAAGACATAAATTTTAGCGAAGACGACTTTACGCTTGAACCCTGTTATGGAGTTGGTGCTATTTATAAATTAATTCCTGGTAAAAAAGACTGGGCTGAAATTGAAGCAGGTAGAGACTTTTTTAAAATGCCGTTTAAAGCCAAACAATTTACGAAAGTTATATTGAATCCTCCTTATGCGTCTAACCATATTAAAGGGGATAAAAATAGAAAAATATTAACATTCCCATTTATATTTCGTTCGTTAGAACTCTGTAGCGACGAAGTATGGGTGCTGTTAAATAATGCTATGTTAAATAGTTTTACTCCTAACAGGTTTCAAAAATGTAAGGACGCAGGATTCGGTTTGGTATTTATGCGTATATTAAATATTCCTGGTTGGAGCGGTCGTTATTTTTGGTTATGTTTTAAGAAAGGAGGCGACAATATAGTAAGTTGGACTAATTATATTACTATGCCGAAAAATAAATGCGAGTGCGGGGCAGAGCTTATAGGTGACCTTACTAACCACAGGAAAACGAATAAGCACTGGGAAAATATGGTAAAGCTACAGCAAAAATAAAAATAGGTAATTAAATATTTTTATTTTGTTTTTTGTTTTTTCTTACTTACTTACTTACTTACATTACTTCGTCCCAAACATCTTTATTCTTTTTTTTGTGTTTCTTACCTCCACGTCGTCGTGGTTTCTTGGTCTTGTTTGGAACTTGCGTCAGCAATCTTTTAAACATAGCGAATTCGTCTATAGCATTTTTACTTTCCTCTTGTATGTCTTCTTGACCCAAGTATAGCCAACTTTTTTGTAGCCATTCGTCCATAGATTCATTAAGTCGGTCAAGTATATTTTCGTCTTTTGCGTAATTAATAAATTGTTCCCAAGCTATTATTTTTACTTCAATATGTTTAATTACGGCATTATAATAGTCTTCTTGAATCTTTTTCTTTTGTAGTATTTTGGCTTTTCCAAACACTACCTCGTGGACGGACAACGCTACGCTATTCTGTTTAAACCTGGTTTTTGTGGATTCCATTAATGCGGTAAGGCGTTTAATTTCCCCCTTACACGCAGGAATTTTAGCTTCGTGAAGATTCTTATTCATAAATTCAGCCATAGTTGTTGTTGAGTATTGCGTATATAAGTAATGTCTTTTCTTATTTCAATTTTTTTTCAAAATAAATGTTAATGTCTTGTTACGTCGTGGGGGCTTCTCCCGTTTTGGGAAAAGCCATATTTTTATTTGTTTTTTTGTTTTTTCTTACTTACTTACTTTAACGGATACGCTTACCCTTATGGTTGTATATTAGCGTTTTAATTTTGCGGTGCTCTATTTCTTGCGGTTTTAATTTCTTGCGTAAGCAAAGCGTAGCGGTATTATTGTCTATTAGTCCGTGTATTTGTTTGTTTTGTGTGATAAAATTACAAGTCTGTTCGTTTTCTCCCGTTTGTGTAAATTTTCCTATACTAACACTTTTAGTATTAGACTGCCTTTGTCGGTCAAGAAACCACCAACCGAGTTCCTTACACTCGTCCTTAAAATTACTGCGGTCTCTTACATAGTAAAGTCCCTTCATTTTAATTATATTCACAAGTGTAAATTGGTCTTTATTACCAGTAATTAAATTGTCGTAAATAACTTTTATTAGCAACGGCTTTTTGTCCTCTTTCTTAAGCTCATAATATAAGTCCATATTGTCTTTTATAGCATACCCAGTTAAGGTGTTATAGACTATTTGCTCCGCCGTTTGTATATACATCTCGTTAAAGTCCATAACCTTAACATACATATTTTTATCTACTTTATGGAGCTTCTCGGTCGCTCGTTCGGCGTTGTAGTCAATAGCATATAAGTTATTAAGTCGCTCCCTCATTTTGTCGTCAATTACGGCTTCGTTGTTGAGTTTGCTTTGTCCCGTCATTATTGTAGTTTTAATGCGTTAGTTTATTTTGCTTTTTTTTGCGTCAATTTTATTTTGCTTTTGTAAATGTCTTGTTACGTCGTGTGTGCTTTTCCCGTTTTGGGAAAAGCTATATTTTTATTTTGTTTTTTTTTGAGAGGATTCAACGGACTTCTACTCGTTTTTAATACCCATAATGTATTTGTAGAGTGCGTCTCGGTTTGCGGAACGAGTGAAGAAATACACGAACCCTTCTACCATTAGTCCATTAGCCATAGCAAACGGGTCAATTTGGTCGTTGTCCTCGTCGGTATGTTGGACGACGAAATAGTAAAATGTCTGCCCCTCCATTTCAAGCTGTCCGTTATTTTCCTCAAGCATAGTTATTAGTCCCTCCTTGCGGAACTTGTAGAAACGCTTACACTCCTCACGAATGTCGTCCTTTTTACACCACGCCAAGCGTCTGTGTTGTTGGCTAAAGTATAGGCAGACTTCTTGCGACCCTCTGCGGTCTTTGAGGGCGTTCTTCGTCATTTTACACATTTTATTCATTTGGTAAGTCGGCATTATTGTTGTTGAATTGCGTATGTTATATTGCTACAATTCTATTTCAATTTTTTTTTGCTTTGGTAAATGTCTTGTTACGTCGTGTGTGCTTTTCCCGTTTTGGGAAAAGCTATATTTTTATTTTGTTTTTTTTTTGAGAGGATTCAACGGACTTCTACTCGTCGTCGTCCAATACTACATATTCTCCGTAGCAAGTGCCGTCATTTCTTATTTTGTAAGCAAACCCCCAATTTGCGTCGCTGTCTTTTTTAGAGGCGGTTGCGACCCTATTAAATTGGAGTAGCAATAAGAATAGGTCTTGGTCTCTTTTGCGTTTTGCGTAGCATAGGGCTTTCTCCAAATAGTCCTCCGTATGGTCTTCTCCCTCCATATTGCCGTATAGAACAAAGTATTTAGCTTTAGCATTTTTGCGTTTGTTCTTGAACTTGTAGCCTACCGAGCCAAAGACTATTTTAGCGGTAGGGTTATGTTTCTTGAACGCCCAAGCGTTATAGTAGCACTGCCCGTATTTGGGGAATGCGTAATTGTCGTTGCTTGCTAATGAGCCTCTTGCCTTTTGTTCCAGGACTACTCTGTAAATTAACTCCTCTATAAATAGCTTTTGCGTGTCGTCGTCGTAAGCTATGTAAGTAGGGGTTTCTTCCAGCTTGAGGAAGCGTATAGCCCACTCGTTCGCCTCCTTGAGCGGTGTTGGGTCAATAATGTTGCCGTCCATTACTACCCAAGTATGCGTGTCCTCAAATTTGTCGCCTTCCTCTTGGAAACGCTCCAGGTTTTTATGCTTGTTAAATGAACGGAGCATATTGTTATTGTTATTGTTGTTTAATTGTCTATATTATATTGCTACAATTCTATTTCAATTTTTTTAATAAAGAGAGGTTAAATTGTCGGTTTTAAACCTATGAATTCTCCTGAATGCGAACTTGGTAGTTTCT